CACCAAAAGAAGGTGGTCTACAATTAAACAATAGTAGTGGTAACCAATTGGGTGCTATTGATGTTATTGCGAGTAGTGCAACAGTTAGAATTTATTCTCCTGAAGGTGGATTGTTGACTCACAATCATTATCTGTCTACCAGTGAGTATGGTTCTGCCCAAAATGCATATGGTTGGGGTAATGTAAATGGACCTGGAACAAAAACTTCAGGATTAGGTGGAGCAAATGATGGCACAGTTGAAGTGGCATTTAGTCACACTGAACTAGGTTCCCGTGTTAACAGAGGCAAATTTGAATTGTCAACTGCAAAAGCAATCATTCCTGATGTTGCCCTAAGACCTAATACTACCATCCCTCTTGTGCAACCATTTTTCCGTGTCAAGTATCTAATTAAGGCATACTAAATATTATTATCAGATTTATAGATTATGCAACCAATCAAACCTCTTGAGTTGATGAAAGATCCAAAACTCACCAAGAGTGAGTTTAAGGATTTCGTCGGTGTGTGGGAGAATTTCATGCCTGCATATCTTTGCGAAAAGATCATTAATCATTTTGAACACGAATTAAATAATTCTTCCATCGCTGATGGTAAGATGATGGATGGAGAGACTCAATTTGGAACACAAGGAAAATTAGGTCGTGATGACTTATCTCTTCTATTAAACATCACGAGTACAGAACTAGCAGGAGCTGTAAATCAGTATTTACAAGCAACTGTAACGCATTACATTGACAAATACTCCCAATTGCAATCTTGCAGGTTATTTTCTACAGATTTAAAACTACAGAAAACAGAACCAGAGGGAGGATATCATGTGTGGCATTACGAGTCCAGTGATTACACTCATTGTAATAGAGAGTTAGTATGGATTCTCTACCTCAATGACATGCCAGAGAATGAGGGAGAAACAGAGTTTTTACATCAACGTCGTCGTATTAGACCAACACAAGGAACTATTACTATCTGGCCAGCAGGCATGACACATGTTCATCGTGGACTAACAGTTTACTCCCAAGATAAATATATACTGACAGGATGGTACTTACAAGCTCCAAGATAAAATGACACAAGAATATCTTAATAGGGCAGATGCCTCGATCAGAGAAACTATTTTGGAGGTAAACTTTCGCGAAAAGTTATCTGTCAGAAATAATTTCACTGCTGCTAAAATTAGTGATGATGTTTGGGATGAGAAAGTTCTTCCTAAACTAAATCCATTTTGGCATATTGAAGGAAAAGACGAAATAGAGTATTTTATTTACTATTCCGACAATTCATATCTTTGCCAAAAGAGAAGACTAAGAACTGATCCAGATACTAATTCTCAGTATTGGAAGACGTATTGGTATGAAGATGCTACTTCCGAACAAGCGTACGAAGTTTATGAGTTGTTCTCTGCCTTGTTTACTTTAACAAAAGAAGAAAGGAGAACAAATTGGGTTGCAGAAAGTAAGAAACTTTTTGATCACCAGTTCTATTATGAAGGAAAGTGGAGAAAGATGAGGGGGCAGATTAGCGAAATGCTCCTATATTCTGATTGGAGAATGCTTCCTGATTATGAAGAAGAGTTTGAGGGAGAGTTAGCACTATGGAAAGAATGGAGAAAGAGAGTTAGAAACCTACTCCCTGATTTGGAGACCTTTGAGAGTGCTTATGCAGCGTTTGAATTTGTTTCAAAGATGAAATATCCTCTTGATCCTAACATGTATGTTAAAAAGTATCCTAATAGAGATGTAGAATACTTGTCAACTGACGATCAATTTGATAAACTAGACTTTAAAGCATCTTCCGACTTCGTTGCTGCAAATGTTGCGAACATTGGAGATTTTGTTAGAAACTATGCACAAGAAGATATTATCGTAACTCAGAAAGCATATGCTTTAATGGAAGAACTATCTTTATTTGAGTATTTCCCAGATCTAGAGAAATCACTTGTAAAACCAGAAGCAAACAATAGACCAGAAGACTATATTAATCCAACTACCGATGGACTGCAATAAAACTATTTGATATAATATGATTTACATTATTGATTTGTTTGACAAAATTTATGTTGATGCTATTAATGATTTTTATGGCTTCTGTATGTTTGCGGATGGTTCTGAGACAGGATCGTCTGATAAAAAAAGTAAATGGAATGAGGTTATACGAGACTCTACCCATTTAGATTCTTTAGTTGATTATGTTGACAAAATTATTAAAGAAAACAACACTTTCAACTATATGTTTCTACCTAGGGCAAGTACATTCCCTAGGTTTTTACGTTATAAGGAAGGAATGCACTACGCATACCACAATGATTTCTATCAAATAAATCAATTAAGGACAGATTATAGTGTGACAGTCTTCCTGAATTCACCTGATGACTATGAAGGTGGAGAATTGGTTTTTGCGGTAGGAGATACAGAGGTAGAATACAAATTACAACCAGGACAAGCAATTGTTTATCCTACTGGATTGATGCATAAAGTTAAACCAGTGATATCTGGTGAACGTAGAGTGTGTGTATTTTGGGTTGAATCTGTTATTGCCGATAGCAGAATTAGAGAAACTCTGGTAGAATATGCTGATACACTTATAAAAAATAAAGATCTTATTCGTCCTATCATTGCTGATTTAGAAAAGACTCGTTATCGTTTGATTAGAAACTATGCACAATTTTGATTTTGAGAAACATAACTATACTCCTAGTGACTTAAAAATATTCAAACCATGCTTCTCTGTCAATGAAATGGATACCATGGGGAGATATTTGTCGCGACCTAAGTGGAGATATGGTCATATCAGTAGTCCTAAACATCAAACTCCTCCATTCTGGAGCATGTCTTTGATTGATCTTCCTTTCTTCATGGAAGATCTTCTAAATAAAATACAGGAACTGACAGGTGATGAATTAGTATGCACCACTTGTTATGCTAATGGAGCGACATATGGGTTATCGGGTCAACCACACCAAGATGCCTTCAATGAATACGGTAGAACTTTTCTATTGTATGCTAACACTGCATGGGACGTGAGGTGGAATGGTAAAACAACATTCTTATTCGATGATGGTCCTCAGTTTGTAACTCCTGAACTGAATAAAGCGGTATACTTCCCAGGACTTATTCCGCACTTTTCCGAAGAAACCACCAGAACTTTTGGTGGATTAAGAAAAACCGTCGCTTGGAAACTAAAGTTAAAATGATTGTTGATCACTATAGAGCATCTAACGTATTTGATCTAGGTACAGAGGAGAAAATCTCTTATGCCAAGATGATTCCATATAGATATGCGACTATTGCATCTCCTTTTGTTGTTGACGCATGTGTAGAACCACTGAAAACATTTGCATCAAAGTTTACAGATCCTGAAAAACAACTAGAAGGATTAAAAACATATACATCATCCGATGGAAATACTGTATATGGATATGAGGTTTTAGTATACAATGCACCTTATTCTGGATTTGATGTTTTTGATGGATCGTATGGAGAAGAACCAGAAGAATTAAAGTCTCTTAGAGAAAGAGGTGTTCCTATTGTAGTAGAATCTGTATATTTTACTGCTGATGGTGTTATGAAGTATTTTGGTGTAAAGATCCGAACTAAAGATTTACCATCCGTAAGTGAATTTGCAGATAGAGATGACTTCGAGAAGATTAGGTTATCTGTCATTGAACATAGAGGTATCTTCCCATGCAAATATTGGTTTGATTTAACTGATAAAACAAAATTTGCAATGTCGGTCCTTGATGGTATTCCTATTGAAATTCTAGCGCGTGATGTTTATGCTGGTAGAGATGAGGTTTACTTTATAAACCAAAAGAAATCTTATTATGCTAAACTGTTGAGTGCTGGTGTAATTACACAAGAAGAGCATGACCGTATTTTTACATGTTCTCCTAGAATGCAGCAAACTCAATTGAAATTTCTATGGGATGGAAATACAATCATCAAAAAAGAACTTGATAGCGCATGTGTACATGATTTTGAAGAAGTATAATGGGACAAGCTATTATCCAATACAGGACTAAACTGCCTGATGAAATTGTTGATCGTATTGTAAAGGAGACTGATAATTTACCATTAGACGCAGCAACTGTTTTATTCCCTGAATCTTTAAGACAAGAAGCAGAACAAGAACCTCTGCGATATGGTGAGAGTGTAGAAGGTAACATGCCATCTAGAAGAACATCATATACCTCATTTGTTAGGACTGAGGATTCATGGATAGGAGCATTCTTATGGTATTATGTGATGAAAGCAAATCGTCAAAACTTTTGCTACGATATCACCTCATATGATGCTGAGCAACTTCAATATACTGTATATGAAGAAGGACAGTTCTATGGTTGGCATCCAGATTCTCACTTACATACACAGTTTCAATCTAATATCATTCCTAATACAAAATACTCTGACTTAGGTAAACATATTCAACCACAAGCAGAGTTTACTAGAAAATTATCATTTTCACTGCAGTTATCACACCCAGATGAATATACAGGTGGACAATTGCAATTTTTAGATGCTGGATTGTTGAAAACAGCACCAAGTGAGAGAGGACAATTAATTATATTTGATAGTAGAGTATTACACAGAGTCCGAAAAGTCAAGTCTGGAACCAGAAAATCTCTGGTGGGTTGGGCAGTTGGTCCTAGATGGCGTTGACAACCCTTGACATCTGTGCTATTGTTGCAAAGCGTCGGTTGAACACCCTTGCTTGAATTTTGTTATGAACTTCCCTATGAGGAACTTGATTTTACAGATAATGACACTCGCCCGCTCTATCGGATCGGAAGAGGGGAACAAGGGGTTCTACTGGTGCGCCCTTATACTAACGACATTTGTGCTCATTGGCGTTTTGTAGATGAACCTACTGCTCGCGACTCT